GACGGTCGAACAAAAAGTCTATGGCGGAGAGCTGCAGAGTTGGTCAGGTACCAACATAACAGCTACCTCAGCAAGCTCTGGCGGTATAGCCGATTCAGATGCAATATTTTCAATAACTACAGCTGGAGAAGACTTTCAACTAGAGATAGTAGACAGACCAGCGAACGCAACCACTGGTTTAGTTCTGTTGGAAACAATCGATATAGATCGAGCAATTACTACAAACGCTACTACTGTCTCCTTGTCTGTCTTCTCACAGTAGGTATGCCTGCTTATGCTGAAGGAGATGATACCTACAATACAGCTGCACCTGAATCTACTGCAACGGGTAATGTAACCAATCAAGCAGTACAATTCCAAAACAATGGTGCACCAAGTAGGCAACAATTAGGAGGTTATAATGGTAGAGCTATTGCTTGCAATGGCCCTACTATGACCTTCTCACCATTTTGGATGGCTAGTGAAAATAAACCATATGATCCTGAGAGTTATTCGAGAGGTTGGAACTACGGCGCTCAAATAAACTTCATGGTACCTATGGATTATGATACAGTTAAACAATGTAAAACTCTAGCTAGACGACAGAATGAAAAGATGCGCGTGGACTATGAACTAGTTCGCGCACTGAAATGCGCCGAACTGATGAAAAAAGGGTTTACCCTTAGACCAGGTTCACGCGTCGAACACATGTGCAATGATATTGTACCTATTGTGTCTTTAATAAAAACTAAACCAATAGAAACAAAATGAGTGCTGATTCACGTCGAATAAGGAAGGCTCCTGCAGTTATAACTGGAGTTCGTGCTAGTTTGCCTAGAGAAATACCTACTCCTTTACATAAGAAAAATTCTGATAAAGAAAGAACAAACACACCTAATTAAAAATCATGATTCTACTAATTAAGCCAATACTATTCACCTTCTTGAGTTCTAAATCAGTTAAAAAACTAGTTGTAGAACTTTTAGAAGCTTATGCTAAGTCTACCGACAACACCATCGATGATGCTGCAGTAGCACTAGTAAGGAAAAACCTATTCCCTGGAGAAAATGGCTAAGAAAGCTACTGAAGAAAGCTTTAATGAACTTCATAATCTTGTCACTCTTGAATTCCTTAAACGGGTTAAGAGTGGCGAGGCTTCTGCCCATGAACTAAAAGCAGCCTGTGACTGGCTTAAAACTAATGACATAACTGGTATAGCATATGATGGCAGTCCTTTGGATAAATTAGCCTCTGTTATGCCTAAGGTAGACCCTGACCTTGTACAAAGGAGACTCTATGCCAAGCAAAAGTACTAGCTATTATAAAAGTCACGCGGAATCCTTAAAGATTAAGCGGGCATACCAATCAGAATATAATAAGAAACCTTCCCAAGTTAAAAAGAGGACTGAATTAAATGCCGACAACAGAAAGAGGGGAACCTACGGAAATGGTGATAAGTTGGATGTCTCGCATAAACAAGGCGGAGGAACCAAACTCGAAGGACAAAGCAAAAACCGAGCAAGAAACAGAGGTAAAGCGAAATGAGTAATATATTTAAATCTTGGGTTGAAGAGAATAAATCTAAAGCAGCAGCAGATAAAGCTTTGATAGCTGATACTAAGAAATGGGATGCTACATTTGGAAAGCAGTATGGACTCAAGTGGAATAAAGATATTTTAAATCAAGCTGGGCATTCAGATTTCCAGCAACTTTTTAGAGCTGGATCTTCTGCAGATACTATACAGAAAGTATCTCAACTGCCTGAAATTCAGCAAACTGCAGCAGGTATAGCAGCAGATTATGGTGGTCATATAACTAATGCACAAGCTATGGCTATTGCAGACGGTTCAGGATTAGAAACAGTTTTTAATCCTGATGGAACAGTAACTGGTGCAGGTGCTACTGCAGGTGGAGCTGCTCCAACTGGAATGTCAACTGCATCTTGGGTTTCTTTGGGTCTAAAGGTTTTAGGTGCTGTAATAGGAGACGGTTCTAAAAAAGGTCAAGCTGCTAGAAACCCTGGTAATTACCAAGTCGCTACATTACCTGGTTATGTAGGTCCAGAAGAAGACCAATATCCAACATTAAATCAATGGTGAGGTAGGTTATGGCACAAAAACAGCTAGTCTTAACTCGTATGACCGAGGATGAATTTCCAGATAAAATACCTGGAGGTAAAAAGATAAGCAGATCTCAGTTAATCGCTAAATATACAGAATTACGAAATAACTGGGATGGCGATTGGGATAGTTTTAAGAAAAAATATGGAACATTATTAGGCCCAGCTCCAGATCCAACCTGGAAAGGTAATCATTTTAAAGTACGTT